AGACCATGACATTTCTGTTAGTGGTGTGATCATTACATCCTGGCAGTTCTGCCCAAAGACGCATCCAAATCCAAATGATGCTGCTGGGCTAGATATGTGGACGGTCATACCGTATAAATGGAATTCCGATAACTTTGATTTATGATTAGACCCTGTTTTGAATGGATAACCTCCCGCTTTGGGAACATCCAAAAGTCTTAATTCTTTTGAAAGGGAATTAACCATGTCTACTGAAATTGCTTCTGCCACCGTTCCCCTTGTTGCCGATCCTAATCGCATCGTGACGATTAGTTTAAAGGCTTGCGAAGCCGAAATGATTAGAAATATAGCAGCTTGTTTAGCCAGACCTCTGGATGAAAGCAGAACCGCTCTGCTCAGGGTTTGCAATGCAACTCCAGAAGAGATGATGAAAATACATCATAAAGTTTATTCGTCTGAAATGGGTTGGCATCATCTTAAATGGGATGAATAGACCCTCTTTTTCTTCACCCTATAGGCTCAAATCTGTAGGGTGAAAATCTTATCAAGGAAGCAATATGAAAAGACCTATTGAATGCTCTAAGTGCGGTAAGCATATTATCAAAATGTATGGCTATAAAGACCTTTGCAATCTATGCCATACAAAAAGCTTAAACTTATCAGCAAGAGGTGCTGCGGAGCTTAAGAAGCTTAAGGATGAACTAAAGGAAGTTAAGGCAAAGCTAAGATCCTTGCGAACAACTTTAGCTAATACTAAACTATCGTTGAAGACTGCTGCAAGGGTTAATGAAAGGCTTAAGGCTGATCATCGTGCTGATTTCGAGTGGGATCGTGAGCGAATCAAACAATACAACAAGGATAAATCGTGAACTATCTTTCAGTTTGTTCTGGCGTTGAAGCAGCAACTGTTGCCTGGAATTCTATTGGATTTGAACCTATAGGATATTCAGAAATCAATAAGTTTTGCTGCAATTTACTAAAACAGAAATACCCTCAGACCCCTAATTTCGGAGACATAAATGGAAATTCAACCTGGCAAATTCCCAGAGCAATCGACATACTTATCGGGGGAACTCCTTGCCAAAGCTTTAGCCTCGCTGGCCTCAGAAGAGGAACAGACGATCCAAGAGGTGGACTTGTCTACAAGTTTTGTGAATTGGTGCGGGATAGAAAGCCAAGATGGATTGTCTGGGAAAATGTGCAGGGAGTCCTATCGGCTAACGGAGGAAGAGACTTTGGTTCCTTCATCAGGTCGTTGGCTGAATTCGGGTATCATCTCTGCTGGCGGGTTCTTAACGCTCAACACTTCGGATTGCCCCATAGAAGAAAGAGAGTCTTCCTTATCGGGCATCATTCAGACAGAACAAGTGGATACAAAGTTTTATTTGAGCAAGGTTGCCTGTCAAGGATTTATCAGGAGAGACAGCATGGGAAAAAGCCTTCCAGTTCGTTTGAAGGAAGCTATGATTGCCCATTCTGCAAATCACATACAACCTTAGACCCCAAAAAAACTGGATGCAATTACTGTGGAGCATGGGTAAAAAGTCCAGTCAATTGTATATCTGATGGGGCACACATGGGGGGTGGTATTAACGGTCAGGATTACAACTCTGGAAGAATTATCGTTCAACCTGATGGAAAGGTCAGAAGATTAACTCCACTTGAAATAGAAAGGCTTATGGGATTCCCAGACAACTACACTAACATCCCTGGGGCAAAAGATGGCAATAGGTTCAAGGCAATGGCAAATTCAATGTGTGTACCTGTGATTAAATGGATCGGAGAAAGGATAGCAATGGTCGATTCCACTAGTAAAAACACCATGTAATCATGTATACTGTTAGCCTAAGAGGGTTTGTTAAGACCCTCTTTTTTTTTGGCTCAAGGTATATATAATGGATGACAAAAACTTTTGGTCGTTCACGGACATCGCTGCTGACCTTGACTTAGCATATACAACCATCCGTAGAAACATAGAAACATTCATCAAGCAAAAGAAAATGAAGCCATTGACACGCATGAAAGCGGACAAAGGGCATTTTTGCTCGGTCATGGATAGTACACAGTACAGTCTGTTTCGTGAACTAATGCGTGGAAGAACCGCGGTAAACAAGGATGATGAAACAGTTAATGACAAGATGTCTGACGATGGATTCTTCTACTTAATTTTATTAGTTCCAGAGTTTTCAGACGGTAGAATCAAGGCTGGATTCACATCTCGATTAGACTCCAGGTTCAGCGAACACCTGATGTCAGCACCAACAGCAAAGCTAATTTACTCAACTCCATGTCAAAGAGCATGGGAAACATTCATGTTAGCTTATGTACACAGTCATGGTAAAAAGATTCGATCAGAAGTGTTTGATATTCCTGATGTAAAAATCTTAATCAAAAACCTTAAGACCCTCTTTTCTCAAGTTGGGCAACGAAAATGAATCACGGAAAAACAATCATCATAATTTTAGACATCCATGCTTTTGCTAATTCCTTAAAAAATCTTATATGGATTTTGAGAGAAATTGGTTTTGAATAGTCCAGCATCGTGAACTAAGGAATCGTCTTAGTTAAGGGAAACGCATTTGCGTGAACTAAGGCTTTTCTTTTTCTTCTTCTAACTCAGTACCTTTAAGAAGTTCAGCCAGGGCGATATACGCAGCAGCATCTTCAAGGGTATCTTGATGATACCCTTGAGAAAGACGAGCAAGCTTTAACATTGCCATCATTACTGCTACTTCATAAGCGGTAACTTCACGCTTCAAGAAGTTAGTCCACATTGATGCAATACGCTTTAGATTAAGCTCTGGAGCATCGTATTGATTAGCTCTTTCAACGATGTGTTCAGTACAGCGGGAGAAGAATTCACTAAGTAAATATCGATCCATTTGTAAACCTTTCAATCAGTACAATGACAAGAAACAGTATCATCAAAATCTGGAAACATTGGAAGTTGCATTCTAGATTGTTTCATTACATTTTCATAGCTTGGTCGATCTTTTCGGAATGTATGCTGCCTAGCTACAGCACTACCAATCATTTTTTTCTCTTGCTCAATCCACCAATCCAAAGCTTCGGGAGTTTCTTTTGCAACTAAATCTAATCGATATCGAGACTTCAAAAAACAACCCTGACAATTACCTTGATGTTGAGGAATATCTAAATCAAAAGATTGTTTACTCCAAAAAGACATTACATCAGGCAAGGTGTGCCGAGCATCAAACATAGGTGTTAACGCTGGATTTCTCCTAGTATTTTTCTTTATGTTAGCAACCCTTCTTGGTTCATCGTATCGCAATCCAATAAGTTGATTATGCTTGTGAAACAGTTTACCGTAAACATCTTTCATATATCGATCCAGCAATCTTATTTTTAATTCTACGGTGCAAAACCTAGCAACAGGATTAGGAAGATATTGTCGCTCATCAATAAGAATTCCAAATGGTTCTCCATTCCTTGATGCTTCTTTATGATTAGTTACCTTATATCTTGGATCTATTTTCCTGCCAACATACTCCAGCCAAGTTATATCTATCTTCCATTCTTCAGAACACTTTTGAACAAAATCCAAAGTCTTTGGATGCTCCAGACCTGTGTTACAAAATACAACTTTTATATGATCAGGAAGCCACCCCCCATGTGCATCGAGAACATTAGCCAACATAAATCCAGATGTTCTGCCTCCGCTAAAAGAAATCACAGATGGATCTTTCAAGAAATACTTGTTATCCATTTATTTTCCCCTTTAATTCAGATCGTTTTTTTATTGCTGATTCCAAAGGAATCAAAAAGGTTTTGTTGTTTTTGTTTTCAAGCGGATTCTCATGCTGATCGATATGTTCTGCAATAATTGATGAATCATCCAGGTCGATAACACCTTCCAGCTTGTTTCGCATTAAAAAATATCCAATACGAACCCTGTTAACACCAATGATTTTTGCAGCTTCTCTTGCTGTCACATATGTTTGATCGCCAACTTTAATTGCCATTAGAAACACCTTCCATTTCTCGTCTATTGTTAATTTGTTCTAATACTGCTGCCCTAATCTTTTCGTCAACAAGTTCTCGCTCTTTAGCTTTCTCTTGCTTCTTTAAAGTAGCAGCAAGTTTCTTTTCTTTTGCTGTTATCTTTCTTGTTTCTCTCCGCATCATCTTATCTAATACGGAAGACATGGGTACGAGAAAATGAGACTTACTTTTCTTGTTAAACTTTTCCAGTTCAACAGGATCTATCTCGATACCAACTGCTCTAATTGCTTGCATTAAAGGCTTCTGATCACTCATGTCTATTACCCCACGGAATTCATTTCGATAGAAATAATGAGCAATCAATCCAGCTTTAACCCCCATAACCAATTGAGCTTCTGGGCTAGTCAAATACAATTCATCCCCGATATATACTGGCATAACTATTTACCATCCTTTCTAACTAACTCTTCTGCAATTTCTAAAAGTTTAGAACTATTTGCTGATTGGAATTTAAGGATTGGATACAGACTCATAAGTATAACAATCCGCTCGTTTAGCTTTGTAGTCCATCTCCATCCGCTAGCTTCTATTCCATTGACAGTTACGCTTACACCATCATAAATAGCCTGTTGACATCCTCTGGACTCGATTAACCCTGGGAACAAACCATCTATTGTTTCTGCAACATCTTGGAGAAGATCAGAAACTTTCTTTTTATTAAGCTCGTAAGGTTCATTGCTGTCAACCTTCCTGACAGCTTTAGCCCATTCGCAACAAGCCATACAAGCAGCAAAATTGATGTATGAATCAGGCTTTCGTTTAGCTACTTCAGAATCATCCCAAAGCACAGATAAATTGGCCAAAGCTTCCGAAGCAGCAGCAAACATCTCGTCAGGCATTATTTCAAGACCTGTGAGTTCCCTTGCAACAAAGGATGCCCTTCTAGAACAGGTTTGAACTGCTGCAACTTTAGAAATTTTTGCCATTTTTTTATCCTCTGGGCTTCCGTTCCCCGAATCTTTATTCTTAAACATTATAACCCCTTCTTTCAGTTTTTGGTAAGCTCAATTGCCACATAAGAATCGTCACCATTCGTAAGCTTTTTGCCTAACTTAATAGTGATGGATTTAACACAATCTGTATCGTCACCCAACAAATACCCGCAATGTTGAAGCTGATCGAGTATCGGTTTAATGCGGTTATCCAAATCAGATTTTCTCCAGTTTTTTCCAGGGTACACCATAATCAGTACATCCACAGGAAACAAACAGGCATCAATCCTATTTCGATCATCCGTATGGTGGAAGTTTTCCTCCCGCCATTGGCGATACTTTTCACTAAGTATCACTCTACCCTTATAATTCCTCCAGCAGCTATTAGCTGATGGAGGAAGGGTAAAGAGTATTGGGTCTATTTTCATATTATCTCCAAGACCAAGCGGGTGCTACGATCTTGGGAACA